AGGAGCTTTAATCAATCTCTTTGGTGCACCAGATGAAAATCGACCTTGTTGTTCTGTTCCTTCCTGAACTGATCCCATATAATCATGTACAGTAGAAATATAATCTTGTGCTAATGTGATTTTTGATTGTACCCATTCTGGCAAATTATCATTGTCCTCAAGCATATCATGAAGTTCTTTCGCATCATGCATTATACTTCTGAGTTGTGTTTTTGCCATATCTCCTTCTTGATCATACTCATCTTCATCTTTTGCTTCCTTAACAGGCACACAATTAGGCACTTTCTTACCATTCTTCTCTTTCATACCCACAGCCGTATAACCCGACCAGCAAGCATCTTTCAGCTTGCCAGTCGATTGTTTAATTTCAGAGATTGGTTTTGCCATATTACTCACCTTTAGCTGACTTTGTAGCTGTAGCGTACATTACCTCTTTTGCTCTCTTACCATAGCGTTCCTTAAATCCAGCCATATTTTTCTTCATTGACTTAACAATTTCTTCTTTCTTTTCTGTCTCCGCTGGAGTCAATTCGCGCTCTTCAATCGCTTCAACTTCCTCTTTCGTCACAACTTTATGAGAAGCTTTTACAATCTTTTCACCAAATCTATCTTTACCAACATTAATTAAAACATGATCAGGTTCTACTTTATGTACAATGCCTTTATATCCTGCACCACCTTTATATCTATATCCAGCATGAACCTTATCACCAACCTTTAATTCAGATTTTTCTTCTTCTGTTAATTCAACTTCTTCATTCTCAACTTCTTCATTCTTAACAGCTTGCACTGATGCCTTAGCTACCTTTGCCTTTTCATCATCTTTAGCTGTTCCAGCTTCTTTTCTCTTTTGTTTTTCCAATTCTTTTGTGAATTGTTCATTGTCTGGCTCTTCTTCAATGATTTCTTCTAATATAACATGATCATATAATGCTTTCAATCCACCAGTTTTTAAATCTTCCATAATTTCTGAAAATGATTCACCTTGAAGCTTGACTTTATTTTTCGAACCTTTTGGACGTCCACGACCACGTTTTGGTGCTTCTGGCTCATCTGAATAAACTTTTGTGTCATAACGACGCACATTTGTACTACCTTTTGGACGTCCACGACCACGTTTTGGTGTATCAACACTTTTATTGTCATCATCTGATTCTGGTTCATCTTTTTGTGCTGAACCACCATATGCTGTTCCTGATACTTTACGAATATTAGTTGCTGCTGGTTTTGCGGGTGGATTTACTGGCTTACCAGCAGCTTTTGCTTTCGCGCGAGCAGCTTCTAAACGATCTTCAATACCTTCATTAACATCATAACCTTTATGAGGTTTTAAAGATTTTACTTTTTGTTTATCGCTATCAAACCAATGTGGCATTCCACCACCTGCATCGCCATGATGATTATAAACTTGCTGATCACCATATTTTTTAACATGATCATCAACAGCTTTAGCAAATTCTGGCGATAAACCATGTTTATGATATAAAGGAAGAACTTCCCTTTTATAATGTTGATAACTTGGTTTTACAGCTTCATTAATATCTAATTTCTTTTGCATACCCTTAAGATCCTCTTGCATAATTTTTGCTGCTGCTTCGGCAATATTTTTTGTTAGTTTATCATTAAACATTTTTATTTCCTTTTCTTATTAATTTAATTCTTATATGCAATTGATACTGCTTTCACATCACTACCCGTATCAACTTGCAATGTCTCTGTTCTATCTTTTTCAATAATGACTTCACTGTTGGTTAATAATGTAATTGTTCCTGTATTTGTTCCGGAGCCATCGGCGATAGTTATCAAATGCTCTTGTGAACCAATATGTACAAGTCTAACAACGACAGCATTATTAACAGTTGTGTTTGATGCTGAATTTAATGTTTGCTCTCGACTCAAAACTCTTATTAACACTTTAATCCTCTTCTATTTCGATTATTAAATCTTCTTTACCTTTTATTATCCTGTGAAACACTTCTTTTTCCACATAATACACCATATTCTCTTCCATTACAACAGGCATTTCATTATCCATCTGTAATTTCCAATCAATACCACTTAAAACTTTTATCTTTCTATCTTTCCTATCACGATGCCAAATCAATTCACTCTCATCAACATCTTTCGAAAAAATACGATTTATAACACTTCCTGTTCTCGTATCATTATATGGATTACCAATAGAAGTTTCCACCACCAGATAATCCTAAACTCTTTGCGTATCGAGGAGTATTACATGCCCAATATGCAGCACTTGTTCTATCTTTCTGAATAGAACACTTATGCCTTGCAGCAAATGACTTTCTTCTCTCAGGATTATTCATCTTAACAGATAATCCTGTAGTATCACCCCAACTTACTTTCTTGATACCACCATCAGGTTTCCTCACATATACATAAAACTTCTTAGTTCCACCACGCTTTGGCTGTCCAATAGGAGGATGCTTCTCTTCCTCTTCAATCATAGGACAATCTAATGGTACCATTTTACCTTCATGTTCAACAATAATACCTAAATCAGTTTCTCTTAAAATAGAAAGATCAAGATTAGTTAATGATGAATGATCAAATGCACCATTATTCAACATCTCTCTTGCTTCACGAAATAATTGAAAATATTTCTCTGAACCAACTCGAAAAATAGATTCAATCAATGGTACTTGTTCTTTTACATGCCAGTCAATAGCCTCACTTATAGTTGTCTCTTGAAGCTTTTCATCTAATTCAGTAAGATAATTCTTAAGATTTTTCATGTTAATCCCTTGTGCTTCCCAATGGAGGTCTTAAAAATTCAGGTCCATCTATTGCATCATCCTGATCCGTTTTACCAAACTCATCATCAATGTTTTGTGGCTTTAGATTTAATTTAATCTTCAATTTATTTAAACTGATTTTTTTGTGTACTTTCTCTTTTTCTTCGGCAATTTCTTGATATCCGTTTCTTCCATCTTCTTTTCTGGTACTATAGCTATTTCCTCTATCACTATAGATTCTTCCTTCTGAAATAACTTTTTTACCTTCTCTATTAAAGCTTTCATTAGTATTCTCCGTTTCTGATATATCAGAATTATCGATTGTTGATATTCTTGTTTCTGTATCTTCTTCACTTATGTCTGTTCCTAAAAGAAGCAATCTTCTTGAAGAATCATCAGACAATCCATAAGACTCTGAAATAATTTCATCAAAATCATCATCAATACTTTCTTTTACACCTTTAACAACAGGTACTAATCTATCATGAATGCTATGATACATAGTTTTACCATCTTTACCATATCTTCCAAAACCATAATATTCTAGACCCATCTGTTGTGCTTGTGCCGATGCATTAGAACCAGCTGGTGGTTTTTGTTTAGATACTTGAAGATTATCAGATGATTTTAATTGACCACCAATCCAGCTTTTAGCTTGTTCACCATTAACTGGCTTATCGATCCATTTATTAACATTTTTGAAAATACTCAAAAGCTCTTCTGTTTTTTGTTTTTTCAATTCATCTGGTACTTTATCTGATTTCAAATCTATATCATTATCAAATTCGAGAAAATCATCACCAAACATATCCTTGAAAGCATCTTTAGATTTCTGAACACCTTCCCACTTTGCTTTTCTGATGGGTTCTTTCACTTCTCTACTACCACTAGCACCACGTTTCTTGTTTCTTTCTTGGGATGTTTCATCAGAAGTAGTGACTAATATCATCTTGGTTTCATAACCAAGTTTTTTCAATACATCATTTAATTGACCATATTTTTCTGGATCATCACCAGTTCCATTTATAATTAAACCATTTCTTCCAGATATAGCCAATCTTTGACGAAGTTCTTTAATATTCTTCGCTTTACCTCTTAACACATCACGTTGCTGATCTTCTGAATCGGGCATCTTCTTATCTAAACCATTTTGATCCATTAGATACTCAAATGCTTTGTCTGAATTAATCTCAATCAATCCTGATGTGGTACTAGTACCATATGCTGCATTGCCCGATTCACCAAAAATAGACTTCATCACAAAGTCTTTACCCGATCCTGGACCACCTGCCATGAAAACAGCTTTAAATATACCTCTATCATGAACACCTTCAGTAAGCATCTGATCAAATGCTTCATTTACAGATTCATGTAATCCCATACCTTTTCTAACATCATGATACATCTCTTTGGCATGTTCATGTGATACATGAGAAGGTATACCTTTTTTAAATTCGTTATAATTACCATTCTTAGCATGTTCGCGCATCTTGGATGCTGACATACCTTCTGTTCCTTCCGCATCCGGATCACGTTCACCAGAACTATGAACAGTTATCTTTTTGAAATTATATAATGCACCTTTATGGGTACCATTGTATTGATGAAGCTTTTTCTTATATTCTTCAGTGCGATCTGAACCTGCAATCATGTGAAGATGAGTAACACCTGCTTTATGAAGTTTAGCAGCATGTTGAAGGAATGTTGGATGTTCTTTGGTAGCTACCGATATATTGGTATTTGGAAATGCTCGTTTAGCATGTTTTTGCTTCTGAGCGGCTGAAAGAGGATTTTTAGCTTTATCCTGGGATGCTGAAAGAACAACATGATGTTCTCCACCAACTTCCTTGGCTATCTCTTTAACCTTATTGACTAATTTTTCATGACCGGTAGTTGGAGGATTCATGCGTCCAAACGCTAAGACGCCGTGTTTTTCCTCGGATTCTAATAGGAATTCTTTAAATTTCATTTTGCCTCTACAGCAAATAAGGGTTTTTATTATTTATAATCTTTTTCTTTTCTATACTTTGCCATAGCTGATCCTATTACCTGATGCATATCATAGTACATATACTCAGAAAGTCTACCTCCAAAGATAACATTACTCTCATTTGCAGCTTTTTCTTTGTATTTTGTGTAATTTGTATTGTTTTTTTCGTCATTTATAGGATAATAAGGAATATCATTTCTACCACATGATACGGGATATTCTTTGGTTATGATAGTATATTTGGATGATACACCGGTAAAATGCTTATGTTCTACTATTCTTGTCCAGGGTACATCCAATGAAGGATAATTAACCATAGCAGTACCTTGATAGTTCTCTACATCAAGTTTTTCATGGACAAAAGATAATCCACGATACTCTAAATCACCATATTCATAATCAAAGTATTCATCTATCTTACCGGTATATACAACTCTTTTTGTCATTCTTGTCAGATACTCTCTATCTGATAAAAAATCGGTATTTAATTGAACATCGATTCCATCTAACATTCTTTCAAACAGTTTGTCATATCCATCGACGGGTATGCCTTGATATCTATCATTAAAATAATTATTATCGTAGGTATATCTAACTGGTAATCGTTTGATGATAAAAGATGGTAAGTCTTTTGGTTCTTTTTTCCATTGTTTTTGGGTATAACCTTTGATTAGAAGATCATATATTTCTTTACCTACCAGACTTAAAGCTTGTTCTTCTAGATTGGATGGTATACCTTTAAACTTTTGTTTTTCGATGATTGCTTTAGCGTCATCTGGTTTAATGATATTCCATATCTCTTGAAATGTATTCATATTGAATGGTAATGAGTATAATCTACCATTCACAAATGATTTAGGAGTTAGGATGAAGTTATTAAATTCAGAAAACTTATTGACAAAAGACCAGATATCTTTGGAATTCGTATGAAAAATATGTGGTCCGTATTGATGAACATCGATATCTAAAGTTCTTGAACTGTATGCATTTCCGCCAATATGTGATCTTTTATCAAGTACAAGACATTTTTTACCATCATCTGTTGCTAGTCTTGCAAAAGTGGAACCAAAAAAACCAGATCCCACAATCAAATAATCATACATTCATTATTTTCCTATACAAATTCTGAAATTCATTACCTTCCATTTTGTCAAACATATGAATAAATGGAGGATAATTATTCATTTCTATATTCTGTCCACCTTCTGTTTGCAGCTTGGATGGAACATCAATATTAGATGAATAATTGAATGTCATTATAGGATATTCATCAAATTCGACTGGCTCAATACCAAAATGAGCATAACTGATAGCAAAAAGAATTTCATCTACTCTGCCGCCACGGAAATATCTTTTACATTTATACTTATCATAATTAAAAAATACATGCTTGGCGCACTCAAAGAATGGTGTAAGAAAAGTATTTTTTCTCAAATAGAAAAATCCACCATGTACATGAGGAACATGCTTACCAACTTCTTTAGATACTTCTCCAATAGTACCCCAATGCCAATTTGGATCATTGATTCTACCTTGCATAACAATACCGTAATTGTTATTCTGACAGAAATTCCAAACATGATCGGGATTATACTGACACAAAACATCACTATCCACAATGATGTTTTCGTCGTAAGGTATGTAATAATCGAAATTAACTCGTGGATATAGACAATACTTCTCAAAGTTTGTCTCACATTGATAATATAAACCAGATAAAGGTTCAAATGAAACTAACTTATCAAATAATTCTTTTTCTTTTGCGTAATCTTTATCTTCATCATGAACTAATAGACTTATAGGTCTTTGATCACCTGATTTTCGTATAGTATTTGCTAAGAGACAGCATTCATCAATATATCTTTTTCCTAAAGCAATTAAAAAATAGCCTTGACTCATTTCCACGATTCCAAATTAATGTTAAGTTCATTTATTCTTTTAATAATATTTCTTTCTTTTTCTTCTATTTCTAATTTCTTCACAAAGAATCTGGAATGCCATTCAACAGCAATGAAATTAACTCTTTCCATGATATTATCATTAATCATCTTTTCAAGAGTTTCATATTCTGAACCCTCAATGTCCATCTTGATTATCAAAGTATCATCTTCTTTGAAGTTCTTAGAAATGAAATCGGATAGATCAATACATGGAACAGTAGCCTTTGTATTAAAATTTTGACGTAATTCACCGCCCCAAGGATTCCAGTTATCAAGATCAATCACAGAAGAACCCATTCCTGTTGCATCTTCATTGGGAGGTGTCTCAATATTAACAGTCAATGTGCCATAATGAGCAGAAACAGCTTCATTGTGTGGTATTACCCAAGGTGTTAATTTATGATATTCATCCATAAAGACTTTATAGGTATTAGGATTAGCTTCGAATGTATGGATAATCCAACTGCTATCCATTTTGAATCTATCAATAAACTCTCTTAAACCTTGTCCATAATGAGTTCCTAAATCAAGAAATATATTCATTTTTTCTCCAATTCTTCCTGAATATATTTTAAAATGTTTCCCTTTGGAATCCATCCAAGAAGTTTATGTGCTTTTGTAGTATTAGCCAATGTTTCTTTAGCTTCACCAATTCTAGGTGGAATAAACTTGATAGAATCTGATATTTTCATAGCTAATTCTAATACAGAATGATTAAGACCTGTACCTATATTAATCAATTCACCTTTATACACTGTTCCTTCTTTAATCTTGTCCATAGCTCTAATATTAGCATCAACTACATCATATACATGCGTAAAATCTCTTCGTTGACTACCATCACCAACAATAGTTAAAGGTTGATTATCTTTTCTCTGTCTCAAGAAAAGTCCAACAACAGGTGCATAAGGACCTTTAATAGGTTCTCTCGGACCATATACATTAAAATATCTGAAAACTACTGTAGATAAACCAAACAAATCTGAATACATTTTACATAGTTTTTCACCCGATACTTTAGAAACTGAATAAGGATTTAAACAATCATCAGATAATTCTTCATGTAACGCACCTTTATTTCTCAATCCATACGCAGAAGATGTTGATGAGTATATAACTCCTTTAACACCAGCTTCTCTTGCACATTGTAATACGGTTCCTGTACCTAATGTATTAGTTTTAATAGCTAGAATGGGATTTTCAATAGCTGGCTGAATTCTTGACTCAGCCGCTAAATGAAACACAAAATCAACGTCATTGTATAGATTTCGTGTTGATTCATAATCAGTTATATCAAATGGATAATAATCAGCTTCTCTATTATAATAAAATCTCTCATGAACTGTTGATGATTCATTATCAATAACTTTAACTTTATAACCTTTATCAACAAGTTGATCAACTATATGTGATCCAATAAATCCAGCTCCACCTGTAACAATAACATTCATATTAAACTCCAGTATTAAAAATAATCTGCTTCACTTCATCTTTAAATCTTGTGTAATCTATTTTTATATCTCTACCACTTTGTTGCATTATCTTTGGATATACATTCTTGAACAATTCATCCATTTCACTAAACGCTTTATACTTATCATACTCACTACCAGTCTCTGGACGAGGTGGATGAAACATCTTGATAAAATGCAATACAGCGGGATCAGTCTCTAGATATTCTGATAATATACAATCTATACCCCAGCCAGTATAAACATCATATGAATCAATCAATTTAAGTACCTTTTCAAGACTAATTCTATTAAATACTGGACACATTATCTCAATGAAATTGGTATATGTATAGATAATGTCTTTTTTATTACGAGTTACTGGCCATTGTGATTCAGAACCTTCAGCTAAAGAAATCTGAAATGCTTTTAAATTCTTTTCTTTTGCAAACTCAAAAGACTTATTCATTGTCTGATAGTCTAAGATAACATCATCATCATAAATACCGATATATTCCCATTCTGTAAGGTCGATCATCTTATTAAGTTTCTTCAAGATTGGCCATTTGAATCCTTTAATCTTGTAAAATTTATCATATGTACCTTGTTCGGGTTCATATTCGCCATATTGTACAGCAAGAATATCATAATTTCTATCTTGATTAGCTTGGCGCCAATGATTTTCTTTTGAAACATTATAATTATGTAAAAATCTTTCAATAGAAGAACCTACAGGAACAATAACTAGATTATTTCTCATGAGTATTTCTCTTCAATAATTTTCTTCCAAGATGGAATTCTATCATATTGATGAACTAATGTAAAGGGTTTTCCTTGACTGGTATAAACTATATTATCAGGATTAAGAATAGGCATAGGTTCAATAATATCATTTAAACACTTTGATGTTAATCCTGTGGTGCCTAATTGGGCACACCAGCCATCTTCTGATGAAGATACTTTTGTGATAGATTTATATGGTTCACTATTAAGAAGAATATTCATGGCAGCTTGATCTGGGCCACCACCACCAGATATTTGACCTGGCATTCCAGAACAAATAAGATAGATATTCAACATCAAATCAGTTAATTCTTTTGCATGTCCTGAAATGGTACCGGCATTACATATGATTTTATCTTTCATTGAATTATATAATTCATTACCAAATGATTGAATCATATTATTTTGACCCCATTTCTCATTAACATAAGAAATGGATTCTGATCCTACATTGATTTTATGAGAACCAATATTCTGTTCTAACCATTCAGAAGGATTAGATTGAAAAATAACGTCTTTAACGTCAGTTGCAATTAGAAATCTAATATCTTCAGTTTCAATTATCTTTTTAATGAAATACCAAGTATGAATAAATCTTTCTACAACAATAGAAAAATCTCTTGGAAATTCAAGTCTACCTTCAACATCATTTCTTTCAAAACCAATGACATTATAATTTCTTTTAGTTAATTCATCACAAACACTATAATCTATATTGTAGCATATCATTATCTTATGACCAGAAAAACCTGATCTATCTAATGAATTAACCCAATATTTAATAGTATCAAAATTATAATTGGTTATACAACCAACGACCACATCTTTCATAACAACCTCACATGCGAATTATTTATTTACTTGTTTTTTAATATCTTTGTATTTTTGTCCTGGTGTATCGCTTGCATATTTCTTTACTACTCCATCAGTTGCATCATTACCCGCACCTGATGGAGGCAATACATCTTTAGTTTGTATCTCTGTAATGTATGATTTAAAGTTTTTTATTTTTTCCATGCTTTTACTTTCAATAGATTGGCGCGAGCAAATTCTTTTCTATTTACAAGCTTGGTTGGCTTACCTTCATGATTCACAACAAATCCTTCAGGTTTTGATTTATTATGATCAATATGATGCTCATATCCACCTTCATGTTTCTCAAGATTCTTTACTAGCACGTTTTTTGCTTGTTGGAGATGATGATGCATCGATAGGAGATGATCATAATGTTCTTTATTCTTTTCAATATGTTTAGTATGTTCTCCAGCTTCGGCTTCTTTTGCTGATTTGCTTTTTTCAGACTTTAATTTTTCTGATGCTTTAGCGAATTTTTCTTTAATATGTTTCTTCAAACCTTCAGAAGTTGGCGCTTCATCTGTTCTTACTGTATGATTAATATAAGTCTCTAGATGATTGCCTTCACCTTGATGGCGTGCTGTAGCAGGATACATTTTTTTACCATATGTATCGTGAATATGTTTAGCGGCTGCCATGTGTTTATGGAATTCTTTTTGATCATTATGTGTATAATCTATTTTACTTGTATCATGTTCGGCTGAATGATGATATACATCTGGATGATGTTTAAATTCTGTCGCATGATCGGTATGAGGAGATGCTTTCATTGATTCAAGATCATTGCCGTGATATTGTTGATGAACAACAATGCCGACTTTAGCTTTTTTTATCTTCTCTGCTTGTGGCCCATGAGCAGTATAAGTGATTGTGTTTGGTGTAAAAGATACTTTACTCATGTTTCAGATCCTCATGGGAAAACATCATATCGCCTTGATAAACACCTTTTTTAGGTGTTACTTTAGGAAGATGTTTAAGTGCGTGTTTTAATTTATGAGCTAGACCCGGTGAATGACCGTGATTTGTCTCAATATCTTTTTCTGAATAATTAATCTTAGGATTCTTATTGAATGCAGATTTTGATGCAACAAAGAATTTACCTGTTTTTGGATGATGACCAAAAACTAAAGAAGGTGAGCCATCATACTTCATTGTAAGATTGCTATTCTTTTCTTTGTTTGCCATGTGTTCATGTGCTTGCATTAATGCGCCATATGCATGTTCAAATCCAGCATGACCATGATGAAGTGGATGATCCTCTGCGTGAGGAATATGTTTTAGTTTACCGTCATCATCGGTAGCTTCTGTGAGATATGTTTTAAAGTTTAGCATTTTACAACCTTATAATTACGCCCGTTGATGGAACTTTATCTGTTACAACTATTCTTCCTGCACTATCTCCTTTCGAAGGAGAAATACCATAAATTTTAGGTGTACCGTCTTTGTCTTTAGCATCTGGATCAAATCGTTGATCTTCTCTTCTTGCCCTCAAACGAAAATACAATTTGTGTGTTTTAGCATAGTGTTCAGCTTCAATTAAATTCCCATTTAATGACAAGATATTCTTTTTTTCATCATATCTGCCAACAACATTCATTGGACCTATGTACATAAAATCTATAGGTCCACCCATCATTTCATTTCCTATAACAATCTTCATTTTGGATGATGAACTTATTTCACCAAAAACATCAGGAACCTTATCGCCTGTTTTTAATTTTTTCTTTTTTTGCAATTCATTAAAAGCATTTCTCATGAATTTCTTTGCTATTCCAGGAACAGCCAATTCTAATCCCCTTAGACCTCCACCAGCTAATGAGGGAGCAGATTCTCCCTTTAAAGAACAATTGAATTGCTCTATTTTTCCATTCTTTTTATAATAAATTACAACATCAGTATAAGGCTCAGAACCACCAAGCTGTCTTCCTTTAAACTTTTCAGCATCAATAACAGCTTCAATAATTACATTACCAGCCTTCAATGTTATTGGATTCTTTTTGTTTTTTTGAACAGCATTTTTTATTTTTTCAATAACACCATTCTCTTGTCTTTCCGCACTGGTACCAGCCATTTTATTTCCTATAAGATATTATCTCATATTTATACTTTTATCTCTTTAAACTTTGACTCAGAATATCTTCTTTCCCTATTTCCAAACGTATTCAACGGTCTATCTTCCTGTCCAGAATCAGAAATATTTCTCTGGGCCGACTGATCCACATCATATAATCGCATCTTACTCTTGTCCACACCAATCACGAATCTCTTGTTCTTGTTGGGATCAGTATATCTATTTTTCAACTGTTTTACCATTATCTGATTCATCTGCTCCAATTCTTCCGTACTAATCAAAGCAAACATCATATCAGCAGTTGCCGGCAATCCAAACGATTCGGAAGTGTCTTCCAATCCGATGTCCGTACTGGAGAAGCCTTGTCTGTTAGTCTGGGTCGCACTAAAAATAGGTACCTCATTCTCAACAGCAAGTCCTCTCAATTCCTCAGCAATAGCCTTAATATAACTATATGAATTTACATTAGCTCCATGTTTCAACCTTGCAGAAGTACAAATATTCAAATAATCAACAAAAATGATATCAGGACTGAAGTTCCTTTTCAATCTCAATTCATTAATCAAACTCTTGAAATGTAATGTGGATGCTGATGCTGTTGGATATTCTTTAATAATAAGCTTACCATTAGTCTTATTTCTTAAAACATCTACCTTTCGATCATAGTCTTTCTTTGGAATATTCATCAAATCATTGATATCTATATTCAAAAGATTAGCATCAATTCTTTCTGCGATTCGTTCTTCTGCCATTTCTAATGTAATATACAATACATTAAGACCAGCAGCAAGACAAGCCGATGCCATATGACACATTACTAATGACTTTCCAACTCCTGTGCCCGCCAAAATGATATTCAATGTCTTGATCGGCAATCCACCCTTTGTGATCTTATTGAAGAATTCAATATCAAATGGAATTCTCTTTTCAGACTTATGATAATATTCATAACGCGATTCAGCATCACCAATATAATCATGTCCAACATGACTATCAAAAGTTACAGCCAATGCTCTGGATAATAATTCAGGAATACTACCTTTGACTTTTGTTCCAGTTTTATCATCAAGTATAGATACAGATTCTAATACTGCATTATAGATCGCTTTATCCTGACAGAACTTTTCAGTTTGATCAATCAACCATTGACCATGATTAGTTTCTGTATCTTTCTTGATTTCATTTAGAATATCAAAGACATTCTTTATTTCATTTTCTCTATATGAATTGGATTGATTAATGTTAATAATCAGGGATTCATGAGTTGGTAATGTATTATATGTCTCAATGTATTTGGATATTTCTTGAAATAATACCTTTTCTGTCCTTTCGGTAAAATACTCGGGCTTTATAAATGGTATTACTTTTCGTGTGTATTCATCATTATGAATCAAATTCTTCAATATCGTCAGTTCTAGACGGTGCATCTACTTCTCCAAGATTATTTTCGATGATTGAGACAAGAATATCTCCTAGCATTGTAAAGAAAACTTCATCAGAAGTCAACTCTTTTTGATCTTTTGATGCGTAATCAACTATAGTATATTCATACTTCAATCTGGGTTGTTCACCATTTAAATCAACACTTACTTTACCAAAATGAAAGATAATACCGGAATAATCTCCCGATATTATCTTCACTAAAGTTAGCTGATCATCTGGTGCATCAATGAAAACAAAATCTATGTTTTCTTTATACTCACGCTTCTTCGGTTTCTTCTTCAGTTTCGAGAATAGATCCATTAGCTACCTCATACTTTTGTTTAATATATTCCTTAAATTTATCACTTTCGAGAATCGAATTCCAGAAATTATAATTCTGCGTATCTGCTAGTCTAACTTTGGTTGTAATTTCACCGGTTTCAGGATTCACTTTACTATACCAACCGTTTGAAGGTTTTACAACAAATCCACCTTCTATAGCGGTATCAAGCAATCCGGAATATCTGTTAATACCACCATCAAATGATACTGTGATGGGAATCTTAGACTTTTCTTTAACATATCTAGACTTCTCAACATTAATGATAAAGTTATATCCAACAACCTCAGTACCTTCCTTTTCTTGTTGTCTAC